GAAAACAATCTGGATCAGTTCCTTGACCAAGAAGAAGATAAAAACTCTGAAAAAAAGGTCCTTAAATCTAACAATGGTTTAGTTGAGAGGGTAGAAAAGAAACTTATTACCAATGATGGGCGTGAGTTGCTTATATAACGATAATTAAGAAATAAGATAAAAAAAATGAGCAAAAAATCACTTACAGAGGCTCTGAAGAGGTATAATCAACTTATCGAGTATAAGTTTTATGTCCCTAATGAGGCTGAAGAAAAGGCTAAAGATGGTGAGGATCTTCTTTTAGATGAAGATGAAACAGATCCTACTGCTGATGCTGCGGCTGGTGAGGAAACAGCGGAATCTGGTCCATTTGGTAATCCAGAGGCTGCTGAAATGCAACCAGGTGAAGAGGTCGCTGCGGAACCTACCGCTGAAATCCCTGCGCCAGAGGCTGAGGCGGAGCCTTTCGGTAACGCTGAAATGGCCGATCCAACACCAGCACCTACACCAGAGGCTAATGTGGCTACTGATGGTGAAGTAGAAGTTGACGTTACTGATATTGTTCAGAACACACAATCTACACAACAAGCGGTCGGAGATGTTCTTACAAAGATCAACGATTTATTGGGTAAATTCTCAGAATTGGAGAGTAAACAATCTGCTATGGACAGTGTGATTCAAAAGATAGATAGTTTGGAGAGCGAAGTTGAAAAGCGAATGCCTACACCAGACGAAAAATTATCTCTTAGATCATTAGACTCTTACCCATACAATGTTAAACTAACAGATTTTTGGAGTGATCAGGAAGGTCAGTATGACGTAATGAATACAAATTCAGGTGAACCAAGTGAACTTACATTAACACAAGATGATGTGGTTAACGACTACAGTGAGATGGATATTAAGAATTCATTCAAGGAGAGTAAAGAGAAAAAGAAAAAACTATAACAGTATAATTTAATAAATAACAGAGGGGCGCAAGCCCCTTTTTTATTGATGTTTTTTGTATTAGTCGCCTCTTTACTTTGTGTCTTTTTCGATGTATGATTAAAGACATTCGAATCTAATTGTATAACTAAAAAAAATCAACATGGAAAAAAACGATGATTTCTTAAATTCCCTGTTAGACCAGTACGAAAACAGTACGAAAGGTCAAAGCGGGAATAGCGACAATCTGAAAAAATATTTTTCAGATAAGCTGGGGAAAGACGAGAAGAAAGCTGAAAAAACTTTCCGATTACTCCCTAAGTCAGCAGATCAAAAAACACCATTCCAAGAAGCGTGGTTTCATAATCTTCAAGTGAAGAACGCCAAGGATGGTAAACAAGAGTGGAAGAAAATGTATTGCCATAAGAAGAACGATGGTAATAGATGTCCACTGTGCGAAGTAGAAGAGGCTCTTCGTGCCACTGGTGATGCTGGTGATAAAAAAACAGCAAATGAATACCAGGCAAAAAAGTTCTACGTGGTTAAAGGAATTGACCGTAACGCTGAAGAAGATGGTGTAAAATTCTGGCGATTCACTCACAATTACAAAAAACAAGGTGTGTTCGATAAACTGATCCCCATCTTCCAAAAGAAAGGAGATATTACGGATCCACGCAATGGAAGGGACATCACTATTACTCTGGAAAGAGATAGTACCAACCCAAGGGCAACAGTAATCACCAGTATCATGGCTGAAGATGTATCTCTTCTAACTAACGTTCCAAAGACAGCAAAAGAGTGGTTAGGTAACAAGGAAACATTTAAGGATGTTTATTCTAAAACCGATATCACATACATGGAGATCGTTGCTCGTCAGGAAACTCCAAAATGGGATAAAGAAGGTAAGAAGTGGGTTTCATTAGAAGAGTCTGATGCAAAGAAGAATGACCAGTTAGATGAAGAGATTGATGCTATTGATGCGGAAATCGATGAGGCGATTGGTAATAAGCCAGCTACTAAACCAGCAGCTAAAACTTCTACAACATCGACAACCAAAACTGCTCCAGCAAAGACTACTACTAAAGTAGAAGAAGAACCAGACGTTGATGCCGATTTCGAGGACGTTGGTGATAAGAACGAGGGAGATGATGATCAACTTCCCTTCTAAACGGAAATAGACGATGAGTAAGAAAATGCCAGTAAAAAAGAAAGAGTTTGATCTTTCAGCTTTTAAAAAGAAGAATGGATTAAATAATGATGTGAAAGATAAGGATCTTGAATGGATTCCTCTTTCACAAGCCTTCCACGATGTAACAGGTCTGCCAGGTTTACCTAAAGGATATGTGATTCTAAGTAGAGGGTATTCTAATACTGGTAAATCCACTTCGATGATCGAAGGAATTGTAAGTTGTCAAAAGTTAGGTATTCTACCAGTAATTATGGATACAGAGAATAGTTTTAACTGGCAACATGCAAGGGATATGGGTATGGAGTTCGAAGAAATTATCGATGAGGAAACAGGTGAAGTCGTTAACTATGACGGATTTTTCATCTTCGTCAACAACGATGATCTTCATAACAATTATGGAAAGAAACGCAATAAGGATCTTCATGAGGCGGTAATAGAGGACGTAGCAGAATTTATGCACGACCTTCTTGACAAACAAGCTAATGGAGAACTTGATAAAGAGTTGTGTTTCTTCTGGGATTCTATTGGAACGCTTGATTGTGAAAAATGTGTTACTGGTAAGAATAGAAATAATATGTGGAACGCCGCTGCGATGGAAATCTCCTTCAAAAGCCTCGTTAACTCACGTATTCCAGGATCCAGAAAAGAGAACAAACCATACACAAATACATTCTTTGCGGTTCAGAAGATTTGGTTAGATAACGAAAATAAAGTTATCAAACATAAGGGCGGTGAAGCAATGTTTTATGCTGCCAGGATTATTATCCACTTTGGTGGAATCATCACACACGGTACTAAGAAACACGCAGCTACCTTAAATAAAAAGGATTATGTGTGGGGTACTGAGGTGAAGGTTGAAGTAATCAAAAATCAGATCACAGGACTTACATATAAGGGTTCGATCATCTCAACAGCACATGGATTTATCACTGATGCTATGGCAGATAAGTATAAAAGGGCTAACAGAGCATTCTTCCTACAAAAATTAGGAGAAGTTGATGGTGATATCACCTTCAAAGAAGAAGAAGTTGCTGGAGGACCAGAATCAGATTAAAAATATGGAAAACGAAATTTTAATTACAAACGAAAATAAAGCACCGATTGAAACACATTGTTTAATCGTGCTTGATAAAAGCGGGTCAATGTGGGGTACAGTTAACTCCACAGTGAACGGAGTAAACGAGCAACTTCAAATGCTCAAAAGATTAGAAACTGAGTTTCCTGATCAGAAATACTTCGTTACAATCCTTGCGTTCAGTGATGTAATGCAGCCAATCATCAAAGGTGTTCCTGCTGGAGAAGTAAAGGAATTCACTACGGATGATTATAAACCTAACGGTGGAACAGCATTACATGATGCGATTGGCTTTGGGATTACTGAATTAAATCAGGATATCCAGGAGAAAGTTGTAAATGGTATTGCTACTGGAATGGTTGTGATCATCACCGATGGTGAAGAAAATTCTTCTAAGGAATACGATTCTGAGTCGGTGAAAGCCTTAATCACTGAGGTTGAAAAAACTGGTAAGTGGACAGTGAGTTTCATTGGCGCAAACCAGGATGCCGTTCTTACTGCTCGTAAATTCGGTATTAATGTAAGTAACGTTGCAAATTACGTGTCGAATGAGTTAGGTACTCAGGCTCTACATAAGAGTGTATCTTCTTCATATTACACAAGAGCAGCGAAACTATCTAAAGGTGAAGATATTACTATGGACTTTTTAGCGAGTAATGATATCAAACCAGAAGATGAGCAAAAGTAAAAAGATTGTTTAACCTTTTAGTATAAATGACAAGTGAAACTACCCCCAAGAAAACCGAAAGAAGTAATAAAGATATCTACGACTTTATTAATAGACGGTGATTCTTTACTCAAGACAGCCTATCATGGGGCTAAACGAGTTTATGCTAATGATGAGCATGTAGGCGGTATATTTCAATTTTATACTATTCTAAGAAAATTAATTGTTGAGTGTAATGTAGATAGAGTCTTTATATTCTGGGATGGTCCTGAAAGCGGGAAACTGCGATTCTCGATCTACCCAGAGTACAAGGGCAATAGAAAAGATTATACTTACGATGGTCCTTCCCAGGACAAATCCTTTGATGTACAAAAAATAAAAGTAAAGCAGTACGCTGAAGAACTGTTCATACGCCAGTATGAAGATATCACAGTTGAGGCGGATGATTGTATAGCTTTTTATTGTGCGAATCGTAAAGAAAATGAAAAGATCATAATCTGTTCTAATGACAGAGATCTTTGTCAATTACTTAATGATTCCGTATCAATCTATTTACTCGATAGAAAAAAAGTTATCGACTTGGATAACTACCACGAATTCTTTGATCACCACCCAGCCAATGCGATGTTGATCAAAATGATTGAGGGTTGTGATACGGATAATATCAAAGGGGTGGTGGGTGTAGCCGAAAGTACGCTATTAAAACACGTACCAGAACTTCGTCTGGAAAAAATAGACCTTCCTACTTTATTAAAGAAGGTTAATGATATCCAGGAGGAGAGAGTAAAACAAAAACAAAGTAGACTTAAGGCTTTAGATAATCTTCTAACTGGTAAAACTAAGGGTAGTCAGAAAGATAGATTGTTTGAGATTAACCAAACACTGGTTGATTTAAGCCATCCATTAATCACTGAAGAATGTATTGAGCACATCATTCATTTGATGCGGCAACCAATAGATCCTGAAGGCCGTGATATAAACAATGCGATTCGAATGCTAATGGAGGACGGGATCTTCGAGCACATTCCAGGTGGTAAAGATGGGTACATTGAGTTTCTTATGCCCTTTAAAAAATTGATTGAAAAAGAGAAAAAAGAATTTACTAACAAAAAAGAACTATTATGAAAAAAATTGAAGAACAGCGTTTCGAGTTCCTGTTGTACATCAACGGAAACATAATTTGCCAACGATATTTCATCATTAAAGGCTATAATCCTACGGTGCTGAAATCAATGGAGATAAAAGAACTGATTGATACATGTACGGACTTCATAAAAAATGATTTGAAGGCTAAAAGTGAGGATTACTTATGGGGGTACTTTAACCCTTACGGTCCTCAGAAGGTTGAAGAGGTTCGTAATATTTTCGATAACGAAGATATTTTCGAATTCGAGATCCGTGTAGACAAAAGATCGGTGGCAAAAACCGCTTTCACTGGTAACGTATATCCACCAAAAGTGAGATACAGCGTGAATATCAAGGAGTTAATTCCTGGTATTATCGCAGAAATTCAGTCAACGTTCAGCAAGAAAAAATATACGACTAATTACGCTGACGTAGCACTATAACGATATTTATTTAAAACTCAAGTTTCGAGATGAGCAAAAGTAAAATTCACAATGATTTCGGTTTTTTAGGACAATCCTTCCAAATCAGGCTCATTTCACAATTAATGATAGATCATAGATTTGCGGAGTCGATGATAGAAATTATCGACCCGCAATTCTTTGACGTGGCTAATCTGAAAATGATCATTAGTAAGATCAAAGATTACTACGAGAAGTACCAAACTATTCCTTCATTTCCTACACTTGAAACCATTATTAAAACAGAGGTTACAAAGGAATTGACACAGGAAACTGTACTCGGTCTAATAAAAGAAATCCAGGAAGCAGATCTAAGGGATGGTCTTGCGGTGCAGGACAAAGCGTTAATGTTTTGTAAGCAACAAGCACTTAAAAAGGCAACAACTAAGATTCAGACCATTATAGACACTGGTGATTTTAATAGATACAATGAGTGTGAAGAACTGATGAAACAAGCCCTGTCGATAGGGGAGGCGAAGGATGATGGGGTGGATATTTTCCACGACATTGATGGTGTATTGTCTGATGAATTTAGAAGTCCTATTCCTACTGGAATTAAAGGGATTGATGATTTGATGGGCGGTGGCCTATCAAAAGCAGAGTTAGGTGTAATCCTGGCTCCATTCGGTGTGGGTAAAACCACAATGACCACTAAGATTGCCAATAGCGCAGTTAATGCAGGATTCAACGTAGTACAGATCTTTTTTGAAGATTCTGTTAAGGTTATCCAAAGAAAACATTATGCGTGTTGGACTGGCATTTCTTTAAGTGATCTACAAAGTAATGTGGATCGTGTTAAAGAAAAGATTGCAGAACGTAAATCCGTTATCGGAAATCTACGTTTAAAGAAATTTCCTTCGGACGGTACAACCATTCCGATGATCAAAAACTACTTGAGAAAATTAATATCTCAGGGGTTCAAACCAGACATGGTTATTCTTGATTACATCGATTGTGTGGTGCCGACTAAACAATTCAATGATGAGTTTTCTGGAGAAGGAATGGTAATGAGGCAGTTCGAAAGTATGTTAGCTGAACTTAACATTGCTGGATGGACTTGTGTTCAGGGTAATAGAAGTTCTATCGGTGCTACAGTTGTTGAAGCAAACCAGATGGGTGGATCTATCAAGAAAGGACAGATAGGACACTTCATCGTATCAATAGCTAAAACGCTTGAACAAAAAGAATCGGGGAGAGCAACGCTTGCAATCTTAAAAAGCCGATTCGGTAAAGACGGAGTAATATTCGAGGATATTGTTTTCGACAATGGTAGAATCGTGATAGATACTGCTGACTCTGGAAATGTTTCATTCCTTGACTTTGAGAAAGGTCAGGTTAAAAGAAAGGAAGATCATATACGGAACGTATTTGATAAATTCCAAGAGAATAAAAATAATTAAAAATTTTTAGACAACAAGAAATGAAAGAAAGAAGTAAAGACTCTTTAATGGAAATCAATTCTGCGAAATTTAAAATCGATACACAATTCGTTGATGAATTCAGTAAAGAGATCTACGAACAGACCTACAAGTATGGAAATGAGGATATCAACGGAACTCAGCTTAGGGTTGCAGCAAATTTAGCATCTATTGAAAAGGATTCTGATTATTGGACACAAGAATTTCTGTGGGCATTAGAAAACTTTAAGTTCGTTCCTGGGGGACGTATCACATCTAATGCTGGTACTGGACTAAAGGGTACAACCTACATCAACTGTTTTGTCGATGGTTTCATGGGTGAAGATCAGGATTCGATGGAAGGTATTCTATCAGCATTACGTAGACAAGCACTAATTCTCAAGTCCGAAGGTGGATATGGTTTCTGTGCTGATGTAATGCGCCCAAGAGGATCTTTTATCAGTGGTATTGGAAACGAAACTCCTGGTGCTGTAAGAATGCTTGATATGTGGGATACACAATCAGCCGTAATTACGGAAGGATCTGGAAAGAAAACTAAGAAAGAAAAAGCAAAGGTAAAAATCCGTAAAGGAGCGCAGATGGTTACAATGTCTGTGTGGCATCCTGATGTAGAAGAATTCATTACTGCGAAACAAACTCCAGGTAGATTAACCAAATTCAACATGTCTGTTTTAGTAACGGATGATTTCATGAAAGCGGTTGAAAACAATTTACCATGGAATTTAGAATTTCCAGATATTGAGAAACACAAAGAGGAGTATAAAAAACACTGGGATGGTAATCTTAAAAAGTGGATTGCTCAAGGATACAGCACCGTAGTTTATAAAACCTATGAAAATGCTAACATCCTTTGGGATATTATCATGAAGTCTACGTATAACAGAAATGAGCCTGGGGTTCTATTTGTTGATACGATGAACAAAATGAATAATCTATACTACTGTGAATACATCAACGCAACCAATCCGTGTGGTGAGCAAATATTACCAATCGGTGGAGTTTGTTTATTGGGTTCGATTAACCTGACTCAGTTTGTTGATTTTAAAAACAAGGATTGGGATTACACTGGATTAAAAAAATTAATTCCTGCGGTAGTGCGTTTAATGGATAACGTGAATGATTTGACTTATGTTCCACTTGAATCGCAAAAAGCGAATTTACGTGATAAGCGAAGAATTGGGCTTGGTATTTTAGGGTACGGATCTGCATTAATGATGTTAAAGTTACGTTATGGTTCTGAGAGAGCATTAGAATTAACAGACAAGTTATATTCATTCATCGCTAACCAAGCATACCAAGCAAGTGCATTAATTGCAAAAGAAAAGGGGTCGTTCGGTTTATTCGATGCGGATAAATACCTGGCTGGTGAGTTCGTTAAGAATCTTACTCAGGAAACCAGAGATATGATCAGAAAGTATGGATTAAGAAACTCTCACCTACTTTCAATCCAACCAACTGGTAATTCTTCGGTATATGCAAATAATGTGAGTGGTGGTCTTGAGCCTTTGTTTATGCCATCGTATATCAGAACGAGCATTATGCCGTATGCACCAGAAGGGTTACACAAACCATTAAGTATCGATTTTGGGTCTAAGACATATGTTCCAGGTGGAGATACTACATGGGAGTGGATCAAAGAAGGTGATGAGAACTTGTTACGCACTGAATTCAATGGATATGTATGGAAGATAGATCAATCCAGGGGGTTATTACGTGAAACAATCGTAAAAGATTTCGCTGTACGTTTCCTTGAAGAACGAGGAGAGTGGGATCCAAGTGCCGATTGGACTGCAACTACAACACAGCTTTCTATTGATGAGCACGTTAAAACCATGGCGGTTATGGCGAAATACGTTGATAGTGCCATGTCAAAAACCGTTAATATCCCTAATGATTACCCATATGAAGATTTCAAACGTCTGTATATGGAAACATATAAGACTGGAACTATCAAAGGGAACACGACTTACAGGGCTGGTACTATGACTTCAGTGTTGGCGGATGCATCTGCAACACCAACAAGTAAGAAAGACGGAATCATCCATAATGATGCACCTAAACGTCCTAAGACGGTTGATTGTGATATACATCACCTAACCGTTCAGGGGGACAAATGGATTGTGTTGGTAGGTTTATATGGTCAGGATCCGTATGAAATTTTTGCCTTCAAGAAGAAGAGTGTGCAGTTATCCGAGAAATTCAAACACGGGAAATTAACCAAGGTTAAGCGTGGGGTGTACGACTTGGAGATCGGAGATGGTGATATTTTACTTGAAAACATTACCGAACTGTTTGAAACGGATGAGCAAGAGTCGTTGACCAGAATGATCTCTACGGCATTACGCCACGGAGCGGGAATCCAGTTCATCTACGAACAGATCAATAAATCACAAGGTACTATTGTTTCATTCAGTAAGGCAATTGCATGTACTTTAAAGAAATACATTAAGGATGAGGATCTAATCGGGGAGGACCGCAAATGTCCAAGCTGTGGATCTCCTGACGGAATGATAATTCAAGAAGGGTGTGAGAAATGTAAAGACTGTGGATACAGTAAATGCGGATAAAAATAAAAAAGGGGCTTAAGCCCCTTTTTTATATTGCTAATTGCTCAATAAATTCTGAGAATTCTGGTAGCAAAAACATATCACCCTCGTCAATATAAGCATTGCCGACATAATCTACTACCTTATCATATTCTTTTCTGGAAAGTTCTTCTTTGGTCTTTAATAGTTTGTATACCCTGATAAATTCATCTCCATCATCTAACACTAAAAAGATTCTGTTTTTCTTACTATAAAAAATTGACCATGCGTGTTCGTAATCTGGTAAATCGTAAATATCTACCGAATCCTTCAGTAGTTGGTAATCAAGGGGTCCTATTTTTTTATAAAACTCCTCAATCTGCTTACCTACTTTTTCACCAGTGAAGTCTAACTGATTCTCTACTTTGCGATACATAATACCTTTAATGATGGTGGCAAAGTCAGATTCCTTCACTCCACGTCTTACAGTATAAGTAACGCTTGGATCTGTCATTTGATATTTGCTCAGTTGTGAAAAGTAAGTGTTGAGTACCCTTTCCACTAAGGAGTCGATTTTCTTATCTAAATTTTCTCGTATTAATTTTTTAATCATAAGTGAATAATTTCAACCGTTGTTGTGTGATAACCCAATTGCGCCATATCTCCGTTAGTTGCCACATCCCCCTCCTCTATTTCATATCCTAACTGGGTATACAGTAAGGTAAAAATCTCCAGCACCTCTTCTTGGGTTAATGAAGATTCATCCTTATCTAATTTAAAAACCTCGATATAGTTGTGGTCGTATGGGAAGAAAAAGTAAGGTTTATTTTTGTCGTCCTTGCAGTAAAAAATCTGACCTTTTTCAGCGTGTCTTACTACTTCATCAGCCAAACAAGAATAATTCAGATTAAGATCTGTAACACGCTGTTTTACTATTGGAATTAGTATTTCTTTTGCCTCACTGAAAACTTCGGTTAAGTGCTCCACGATGGTAAAGACTAAGGTATTTAAGATCCAAGGATCTTCATTTAAAGGGGTATTAGAAGAATACTTCTTCAACGGTTCCAACCGCTTATCTAAATAAGAGTCAACCATCTGTTTCATTCGATCCGATAGACTCTCCCTTATTAGCCGTTTTAAATTCATATCAATAAATATCCTGCTTTACTTCTAAAAAAACGGAGCTATTTTTTAAATATTAAAATCCTTCCTGGGATATTTATTATCAAATGGCTGAAAAATTTATCAATATCAAGTTTCCGTTCAAAGACAGTGTTAAAGGGTTCTTCCTGGATATGTCAAAAACGGATCAGGAGGCGGTTAAGGCTGACCTGATGCATCTGGTATTAACCAGAAAAGGACAAAGGTTATATATGCCCGATTTCGGGACCGACCTGTATAAATACATTTTCGAACCGAATGATGGTATTACTCAGGCAGATATTGCCTTAGATATTAAAACAACGGTAAAGAAATTCATTCCAAATCTTACTATAAATGATGTGATAATAACCCGTCCAAAGGATGAGGATCACCACGCAATAGTAAGACTCGAATATACCATTACTGATGATGTATTCGAATCACAAGACTTTGTAACAATTACACTATAATGGCAAGAAAGATTAATTATTTCGCAAGGAACTTTGCTGACGTAAGAACTGAACTGATAAACTTCGTTAGACAATACTACCCAGACATCTTCTCTGATTTCAACGATGCATCTGTGGGTATGATGTTATTAGAATTAAATGCCGCTGTTTCTGACATGCTTTCATCACATACTGATCGTATGTTTCAGGAAACCCAAATTGATTATGCCCAAGAGAAGAGATCTGTATTGGCAATGGCAAGAACCATGGGATTAAAGATCCCAGGAAAACGTCCGAGCATTACGATCGTGGATTTTAGCTTTGTGGTACCTGTAAAGGGGGACACTTTTGATATCAGCTATTGTCCGATCATAAGACGTGGTGCCCAGGTATCTGGTGGCGGAAAGGTTTTTGAAACCGTGGATGATATTGATTTTTCCTCTCCTTTTACGACAGGAGGATTACCTAACCGATTAATACTCCCGAATATAGATAGTAACGGTACTATCGTGAACTATACACTAACAAAGCGTGAGATTGTAATAAATGGAACATCTAAAGTGTTTAAGAAGGTATTAACCATTCAGGATGTAAAACCATTTTTGGAGGTGATCCTTCCAGATGATGATGTATTATCTATAGATTCGATCATAACCCTATCTGGAACCAACTTTAATGGTGAACCTTCAATAGACGACTTTTTGAATTTCGACAACAGATGGTTTGAAGTAGATGCGTTGGCAGAAAATAAGATATTCATTGAAGATAGGACTAAAGTATCGGATAACTCAGGTACAAAGCCTGGTAAGTGGGAAAAGATAACCAAGAAATTCATTAGAGAGTACACTGATAAAGGGTTCACTAAGATCATTTTTGGTGCTGGATCTCAGGATATAGGATCTCTATGTGAATACATAACACCGACTTTTGTAGAAAGAATCGGAGATTTTATTAATAATATGGCGTTGGGTGAAGTTCCTGCGGCAAATAATACCTTATTTGTAAAATACCGTGTAGGGGGTGGATCTGCGAGTAACGTAGGTCCAAACGTACTTACAAGCATTGGTTTAATCGATATTAGGGTAAACGGTGTAAATCCTCAAATTAACCAGGCAGTTCGTAAATCTTTAACCGTAAATAATCCTATTCCAGCTTTAGGGGGTAAAGACAGCCCTTCAGTGGAAGAGATTCGTAATATGGTTAGATATAATTTCTCCTCGCAGAATAGATGTGTAACGGTTAAGGATTACCAGAACAGAATTTCTATGATGCCTGGAGAATTTGGTGTGCCGTTCAGAGTCGGAGTATGGGAAGAAAAGAATAAGATTAATATTTCTATTCTTGGTTTAGATGATAGCGGAAAATTAACCAATAGCTCCACAAATACTCTTAAAGCTAATATAGCTGACTATCTTTCTGATTTTCGCATGATAAACGATTATGTGTCCATCACTAATGGACAGATCGTTAACCTTGGGTTTGAAGTTGATTTATTCATTGACAAACAATATAGTCAATCCGAGATCATTACAGCCGTAATAGCTAAAATTAATGACTACATGGATATTAATAAGCACTTTATGGGGGAAAACATTTACTTGGCGCAGTTGATAGAAAATATCAATAACGTGGCAGGAGTGTTGAACGTTATTGATTTACGTGTTTTTAATAAAGTTGGGAGTGGTCAGTATTCATTAAATGAAATTACTCAACCATATTCAGACGATATTACAAGGGAAATTGACTTGTTAGGGGAGTATACTTTATTTGGAGTACCTAATGCGATGTTTGAGGTTAAATACCCAGAAAAAGATATTAAAATTAGGGTGAAAGGTTAATTTACAAACTCTAAGTTCTAAGTATAGTTTATAAAAAAGTTATATGAGTTGTAATTGTAAGAATAACGATAGTTCTGAAACCTCCAAGATCAACACCAACGGAGTTGTATTTAGGGTTTTCTTTTTCCTGGTTGCTGTATGCCTCCTCCCTATTTTAATGTTGGTATTGATACCAGTGTTATTCAACCATTTCGTTCTAAGAAAAGACGTTAATGTGGTTAAATATATGGCTGCGATTGGAAAAGTGTTGAAGAAGAAAGATAAGGATGATGAGGATGATGAGGATGAAGAGGAGTTGGAAGAGGGTGAAGAATATGAAGAAGTGGAAGTTTCGAGAGTTTCAGTAGAGAAAATCAGATAATGTCTAAGACGATTAGAATAAGAACAACCCCAGGGGGTGCAGACAAATATGTTACACTAAACATTAACCAGGAATTTGATTTTCTGGAGATTTTGAGTTTAAAATTAACTCAGGAAGAAGTGTATCGTAATTTCTGTGCTGATTACGGGGCTGTGGTGGGTAGGGTGATTGCCAATGGAGGATTCGGAGTTCCAAACGCCAAAGTTTCCATTTTCGTCCCAATTTCGGAGGAGGACAAAAAGAATCCACTGATTTATGGTTTATATCCGTTTGAAAAGGTAACAGATAAAAATGATGAGGGTATTAGATATAATCTATTACCAGAGGATAGTCAAGGAGGTTGTCATGTTGCTGTGGGTACCATGCCCTCTATTCGAAAAGTTCTGGATAATGATGTTATTTTAGAAGTATTTGAGAAGTATTATAAGTTTACTGCTACAACAAATAAAGCTGGTGATTATATGATTTTTGGTGTTCCAGTGGGTAGCCACATGGTTCACGTTGATGTTGATATAAGTAATATTGGATTTGTTAGTCAGAAACCTTATGAGATGATGGCTAACGGTTTTAATGAGAATCTGTTCGAAAGTAATACTCGTTTTAAAAAGTCTAATAACTTAGATAATTTAGCGCAGATTAAATCCAAGAACATTGGAGTAAATGTAACTCCGTTTTGGGGGGATCCTGACAATTGTGAAGTAGGCATTGCGAGAGTTGATGTCGATCTGAATTATGACATCATCCCGACATCTATGTTTATGGGTAGTATTTTTGGTGATGATGGAAAACATTCGGTTAATAAGCGTTGCAAACCCAGAAAAAAATTAGGTCGTATATGTGATACGATTGCTAATGAAGGAACGATAGAAATGATTCGAATGACTCCAGATGGTGCAGTCGAACCATTTAGTGTTAAAGGTGATCGGTTAATAGACGAAGATGGTGTGTGGGCATTCCAGATACCAATGAACCTGAATAGGGTTGTAACTGATGAGTTCGGTAATTTAATCCCTTCTGAAGATCAATCTAAAGGAATTCCAACGGAGGCTAAAGTTAGGTTCCGTATTGGTATGGATGAGGCTGGTAGTGTTGGTCGTATTCGTAGTAGGGCTAAGTTTTTAGTTCCTAATATGAATAACGATTATTCATTTGATGAAACAACTCCTACTTCAGAATTGTATACAATGAAGTGGAAGAAAATTTATACTGTACGACAATTTATAGCACGTTATCAAACAACATGCGGTCCACGATGTGCTGATAAAAGATCGTTTGTTGGTATTAAGGACGTTGATGATTGCGGTTCACACACAGCGTTTCCATTCAACAGGGTTGATACTGATCTGAACCCACTATATAGCATATTATGTATATTGATGCAGATTATAGTTATCATTCTCACGATTTTTAATTCCGTGATAGTAACAATAATTAATTTGATCATTACGGTTATAAATGCTATCATCGTTAACGTCTTGCAACCAATAGTTAACTTCCTGAATAATTTTATCGGGACAATCAATACGATTATTGATAAA